ATAACACCACTGGATATACTGCTTATATCTTTAGTCTCGATTGTTCCATCTGGAAGGATTACAGAAAGTTTTGGGCTGTTTGTTGTTGGTAAGTCAGTGGCATCTGTATCATCAACTGTCATCTCAGTAGTAGATGCAACAGCTTTTAATCTTCCTGATCTTCTTACGCCTGCTCTTACTGGGTCGTTTATTTCAATAACACTGCCCGGCCTACATATCGCACCACTATCAATAGAAGTTGTAAAAGTAACTACTTCAGATTCATTATTCTCACTAAAAAGTATTGCACGACCTAATCTTGCAGCCTGTCCTCTTGAAGTACAGGCAAATGCCTTTACCTGTTTTACAACTGTGCCTATCTTTGTTATCAAGGTGCTATCTTCTACAACCTCAAAATCAACTTCCTGAGAATCCATGTTGAAATAAGATACAGAAACAACACTATGTCTTGCTTTTAGACTACTGCCGGAATAATTAAATCCAGCCTCAGTTACATTGGCAAGACTAAATAAATATGAACTATCCTTTGGGCTATCCTGTGCAAGTTCTATTGACCCGGCAGACCATATCGGAACACAACGCATTACTCCTGCCAATTCATTTATTAAATCAAAAGCCTCATTAC